TCCGGCTCCGCTGACGCGAAAACAGGATGGGCTGCGCTCACGGGGTTTGATAGTTTCCTGACACAAAAAAACTATCATTTTTAAAGGAAAATAAAATGCAATAGATTGAATATGCTTGTAAGGATGTAGTGTTCCATTTTAATAAAAAACACTTAGAAGATGAGACCGTTCCGATGTGGGTCCTTAAAACACACGGTGAAACATTTTATGTCAATCACGTTGACGCACAAATGGCTTGGAGTACCAAAGAAACTCCTGACAACAGCCATACTAAAGGTAGCCTTAAGTTCAAAGAATGTTTGTTAACAATCAATGAACAGAACGAAGCTACATTATCAACTCTTTCACTTATAGATAAGATTCGTTTACGCAACCAAAAGTTGGGTATCACTCGCATCATTTTTAACTGGGGTGGTGCTATGCACAAGGCTCTGAGTAATAACGAGTTTAAACACAGTCCATTTAAGAATGTAGAAGGAGCCTGCGGCTCATCGTTTATTATCTGCGATCTACTAAAGAAAGAAGAAGCTACCTTAGCAGGACTCAAGTATCAGGGTTGGCGCATACTCAAACCAAACGAAGCTTATTATCAAGCCTATGATAAAAAAGGTACAATTTGGGAAGATGAAGATATTGACATTTATGAAGAATGAGTGTTAAATATAAGTTATTGCTGTATGAAGCAGAGAGAAAGGTATTCTGGACGCGGGTTCGACTCCCGCCTGGTCCACCAGAGAGAGCATTAGAGAACCGTTACTAAGGGCTTCGGCCGCGGCGTAGCAGACGTCATACTAGTGTTCTCCCTAATGGGCCAGTCATGGTTTCGACAGGGTGATGAGTAACGAAGTGGACAGCTCGGGAATGTGAAACCCGTAGGGTTGGGGGAACTCGGCCGAAGAAGCAAAAAAAGTAAACGCAAACGATACACGTTTCGCATTAGCCGCTTAAGGCTTTGGGTAGCTATACCTCGAAACAGAAAATAGTAAAGGCTACTTCGGTAGCCTTTTTTCTTGACAACTGATCTAAAAGCATATATAGTTAACAATCAGTGTTAACACTGATTAAACTTCATCGTAGTGTTATTCACATTATCTACATAAAGTTAGACACACGATTACACATAAGGAGATTTTATGAAGAAGTTAGTTATTGCCGCAGTTTTGGCAACAGTAGCAGGTATGGTATCAGCAGCCGAAGTTCGTTTAGAAAGTCAGGATGCAAATGGTACTAACGGCACAGCAAGTCAACGTGTCTACGAGTTAGGCATTAAAGAATCTATTAACAACAACTTTGCAGGTGATATTGTTGTTAAAAACTATCGAACAGATGGTACAGATGCTTTAGCAACACGTTATGAAGCTGGTCTAACAGCATCCACTAGTGTTGGCCTTGTATCACCATATGCTCGTGTAGCAGTCGGCGAAAAGCAAGTTAGCGGCGCAAGTGGATTCAGCTACTATTCTGTTGAACCAGGTGTTGCTGTTAAACAAGGTGCTGTTGGTGTTAGCCTAGGCTATCGCTTCCAGGATGCGTTTAGCAACAGTCAAAACGATACAACCCGTACTTGGCGTGCCAAACTTGGTTACGATGTAACTAAGAATGACACCATTTATATTGGCTATGATCGTCAGCGTGGTGACAGTGATCAGAACATCACCAAAGTTGGTTTGATCCATCGTTTCTAATTTCAATTAGAGCCTTATTGAAAGGACCTTAGGGTCCTTTCTATTTTTCAAAACGTTATTGATTTTTCCTATTAACGTTATTAAAAAATATTGTAAAAAAACCTATTAAAATGCTAGATTAATAGGATAATTAAATGTATAATAGTTGTACAGGACAAAGGGTCCTATATAGTTTTCAACACACACAAGGAGAATGAAATGAAAACAGTTGGTGATAAAATTGAAAAGTTTGCCGTAACAGGTGTTAATCCAGGTAAGGATGATTTCTTTACTATTACAGACGAAAGCTTCGCTGGCAAGTGGAAAGTAATCGTTTACTATCCAAAGGACTTTACATTCGTATGTCCAACTGAAATCGTTGCCTATGATAAGTTGGCAGGTGATTTCAAGGATCGTGATGCTGTTCTACTAACAGGTTCAACAGACAACGAGTTCTGTAAACTTGCTTGGCAAAAAGCTCACCCCGATCTTGCTAAGATCACACACACTCAGTTTGCAGACACACAGCGTGGCGAGTTGAGCTTGATTGAACAACTAGGTGTATTCTATGCTCCAGCAGGTGCCGCACTTCGTGCAACATTCATCGTTGATCCAGACAACGTTATCCAACACGTTACTGTCAACAACTTGAACGTCGGCCGTAGCCCAGAAGAAACACTTCGTGTATTGGATGCATTGCAAACAGGTGAATTGTGCGCTTGCAACCGTACAGTTGGCGGCGAGACATTGTAATGTTAGACTGCCTAATACTAGGAGATAGTATTGCGGTGGGTACCGCCAATGTTCGTAAAGAATGTATTAGTTACAGCATTGGCGGATATAACACTTGGCAATGGAATCGTAAATTTGCGGATAAGAATCTAGCAGCAAAATCTGTTATTATCAGTCTTGGTACTAATGATCATAAAGGTGTGCATACCTTTAAAGAATTAGAATCAATGAGAGAACGAGTACAAGCAGATCGTGTATATTGGATACTTCCTCCCTGTAATAATAAATTCTGTAAACCTGATGTAAACGAGATTGTAGAAATTATTGCTCGTAATTGGGGAGATACAATTATTAAAACAGAACGATTGCAAGCTGATGCAATACATCCTAGTTGGGCAGGTTATAAAGAACTAGCGGAGAAAACAAAATGAACTTCAACGAAACAATTAAAGGCGCACTTCCAGAGTACGCTAAAGATACAAAACTAAACCTAGATGCTGTTCTACTTCGCAGTACATTAGATCCGGACATTGCAATAGGTTGTGCTGTAGCTGCATTAGCCGCAACAGGCAACGGCAAGGTTCTAAGTATTCTATTAGCAGATGCTCCAGTACACGGCGAAGCAGCAATGACAGCCGCAAGCATTATGGCACAGAACAATGTATGGTATCCATATGTTGAAATGGCAGATGATGAACAGCTAAAGGGATTGCCAGCTCAGTTACGTATGAATGCGATTGCTAGCCACGGTGGAACTACCAAGGCAAACTTTGAAGCATTTAGTTTGGCTGCTAGTATTGTGGGCAAATGCGAGTTTTGCGTAAAAGCCCATTACGATGGTTTGAAAACTATGGGTTATACTGTTGAGCAGTTGAGAGACATCGGCAGAATAGCGGCAGTAATGAATAGTGTAGCAAAGGTGCTGAATAGTTGATAAATATTTCTATGAGAGACCGATCTTATAGAAAAATATACAAACAGCACTACGGTGAAATCCCCGTTGATGCTGATGGACGATCTTTTGAAATCCATCACATCGATGGGGATCACTCTAATAATAATCCTCTAAATCTTAAAGCAGTCACTATCCAGGAACACTACGACATACACTACAGTCAAGGAGACTGGTATGCTTGTTTGTTGATTTCCGGAGCACTAGATATTACACCAGAAGAGAAGTCTAATCTATCAAGATTAGGAGCACTCAAAGCAGTTGAGAATGGAACCCATAACTTTCTTGGTGGCAAGATACAAAAGCAAGCACAAGACAGATTAGTCGAAGCAGGCAATCATCACTGGCAAGATAGTGAAAAGGCAAGTAAAAGAAACTTAAAGCGAATAGCCGAAGGCAACCATACATTTTTGGATAAAGATTGGGCCCGTAAAAAAGAGTTAGAAAAAGTCAAGAACGGAACACATCCGTTTTTGGGCGGAGCAGTTTCTCGCCAAACTAATGAGAAACGAGTAGCGGAAGGAACCCATAACTTTTTGGGCGGCAAATCTGTAAAGAATCAACTGGCTAACGGAACACATCCAAGCCAAATCAAAAAAGTCTGCCCGCATTGTAGCAAAACGGTTAGTTCCGGAATGTTTAATCGTTGGCACGGCGATAACTGTAAGAACAAGGAATAAATACTACATTATGAAAACACTTAGAGATTACATTAACTTAATAGAAACCGCCCAGCAAGGTGTGGCGGAAGGCTCTTTAGAAGAATACGGCGATACTAACAAAGGTCAAAAACAGTTGGCAAAGGTTCATAAACGAGCAGTAGATAGAGTGACTTCTAAGCAAGCAGACACTGATCCTAAGTATGCTAAGAAAAATCAAGATACTGCTAATGCCTCGTGGGAAAGATTGAAAGATAAAGATTAACCTGCGTAAAAGCACACTACGACACACTCAAGAAGGAAGGCTACACTGTAGAACAGCTTCGTGACATTGGACGTATTGCCGCAGTAATGAACTCGGTTGCCAAAGTTTTAAACAGTTAAAATTTTACTGTAATAAAAAAGCCCCTTCCGGGGCTTTTTTATGATTTGAACAAATACTTTTTGTGCAAATGTAATCTAGCCTTGTTATACTGAACAGCAGTGATAACAAATGCAGCCAACCAAGGTAAAGGTTTAGCCACAATAGGTTCTAACCCTGCCCACCAGCTAGCCATCAATGGTTCTTTCATTAGCATTAGCATTGCCACAGCAAACAATACAAACGAACCTGCAAATACTGTGTCGGGCCAACGTTGTAGTATCTTGCTGACCATAGTAGCACCAAACAGGATAATTGGCACACTGATCAACAATCCAGCGGCGACTAAAACAAAACTACCATTAGCGGCTGCGGCAATGCCTAAGGCATTATCTATGCCCATAACAGCATCAGCGACTACGATAGTACCAATTGCACCCCAGAAGGTGTCCTTGGCTTCGATGTTGTGTTCGTCGTGATTGAACACCAACTTCCAACCAATCCATATCAGTGCGGCAGCACCAATAGCACGTAAGCCTGGGATCATCAGCAAGTAGGTTAATGCCGCCACTGATACAAAACGTATAGCAATAGCACCAAAAGTACCCCAGAAGATTGCCTTCTTGCGTAAGTGGTCTGGTAATTTGTTAGCCGCCATCCCAATAACAAGAGCGTTATCACCGGCTAATACAATGTCTATCAAAATGATAGCGAGAAATGCCCATAGGGCTTGTAATGTAAATAATTCCATTTTACAACTCCTTAAAAGAGTATGTTATGGAAATACAATAAGAGAAGATGTTTAGATCCATAATATACTCGATATTATGGTCTTGTCCGAGACCCATTCTCTCTATGCACCGGGTTGTAAAACCGAAATGACGATGTATAGAACTCTTAAAAAGAGCGGACTACTCCCCACACACGTATTTATGCAATATCATTTTAATGATTTTACGTATGGTTTTTGTGGTGTTTTTGTCTTATACTAACGATACATACTAATGCAGTATGTTTTTATAAAGGAGAAACATTATGTGGACTAAACCAGAAGCAGTTGAAATGCGCTACGGTTTTGAAGTTACAATGTATGTAATGAACCGTTAATTTAATACAAGCCCACTCTTTAGTGGGCTTTTTAATGTTTTCCTGGAATAAATACAAAGATAAAGGGAGTTTATAATGCCAGGAAGTGTTCTAGGATCGTCGGATTTAACGACTAATGTTCCACAAGCCATATATTACTGCGACAACAACGTTGCTACTATTGTTTCTGTAAACATCTGTAACAGAGGCGATGTTGATGTAACTGTTAAAATTGCTGTATGCGCAGATCAATACAGCCCAACAGACGCAGAATGGGTACTTTACAATTTCACAATTAGCCCAACTAGCTCTGTCGAAAAACGATATCAAGTGTCTCCTGGAAAATTCCTTGTTGTAGTATCAGATAATAACTCAGTTTCTGCGGTTGCCTGGGGAGTTACTCAAGGCGATCAAATAACTACCAGCCCTATTGCATTAAACCTATGGCCAACTGATACCTATACTTTTTCAACAGGAAGAACCTACAATTATACATTACCAATTGGCGGAACTGGAACTAAAAACGTTTCTATCATCTCAGGATCTATGCCAACTGGTCTTAGTTTAAGTTCTACTGGTGTGGTAACCGGAACAATGGCTGGTACAGGATACACTCCTGGTATTGCCGATGCTAATAACACATTAACAATTAATGCAACAGACAGCAATTTTGGGTCTTCAACTAGAACAATTTATATTAAGAAACGCTGGGCCGACGGTTCGACAGCAGCTCGTGCGGCAGTTAGTGCAGAACATATTAGAACATTAACAGGAACATCAACAAATGGAAACTATTGGATTGATATCGGAAACGGCCCATTCCAAACATACTGTTTGATGAGCCTTGGTGGTTATATGCTAGCAGGCAAGATTAGTTCAAACGTTGACGGAACATCTTGGGATTATTTTGGACCATATTGGTCAGGAACAAAAGAAGTTGGCAGTACTACAGACCTTTCAGATACTGATGCAGTAAATCAATTATACTGGAGCCACTTAACAACTCAAGGTTTCTTATTTGGAATGGGAACTCCAACTAATTATGTTTCTGTTGCACTAACAGCTAGAACAGCAAAAACATTATTCACAGGCACTGAAGTTAATTTAGATTCAGTTCTTTCAAGAACAACTATGCTTAATTGGATAATTAATACCGGAGGTGTGCCTTCAACCACTTGGGACAATCAGCCAAACTCAAATAGAATAAGAATTAATTCTAGAGATACTTTCAGCGGTGTTGGTATGCGTTTTGGTATTACAATGAATAATGAAGCAGACGATGCCTCAAACGATTCCGCAATTGGTTTTGGTGTGTATACAAATAACTACGCAAACCCAACTACCCAAGATAGAAACATCAAGTCTGGTGGTTTTGGATGGAACCCAACTGGTAGATATCCTAGACAGGGTTTTATCTTTGTTAGATAATTAAACAGCCCACTTCGGTGGGCTTTTTCTTGACTTAATTATCTAGTCCTGTATAATTACTGTTATGAATATATTAGTAACAGGCGGCCTCGGCCTCATCGGGCATAACGTAGTAAAACGATTGCAATCACAAGGGCATATTGTTTCTATTGTAGATAATAAAACAACCTATGGCATCATTCCGCAAGAACAATTAGATCATCTAATTGACAAACGATCTAACGATTTAGATCTAAGCGGACTATACATTAAAGATATTTCCAATCTAAACGAAATGGATTATGTTTTTAATATTGAGCAACCAGAGATTGTTATTCACCTTGCTAGTTTTCCTAGACAAAAGGTAGTAAACGCTAATCCTTCTCAAGGTAGTCGTGTAATGAGCGAAGGATTAATTAATTTGCTTGAAATGGCAAATAGATATGAAACAAGAAAGTTTGTATATACTAGTTCGTCTATGGTATACGGCGACTTCAAAGATGATGTAAAGGAAGATTATGACTGTAAACCACAAGGACAATATGGAATCCTCAAACTTGCCGGCGAGTGGCTTATCAAAGATTATGCTCGTCGTACTAATATTGCTTATACTATTATACGCCCCTCTGCTGTATATGGTCCACTCGACGTGGAAGACCGCGTCATCAGCAAATTTATCCTCAACGCTATGCGTGGCCATCCTCTTAAAGTTAACGGAGCCGGAGAAACCCTGGACTTCACCTTCGTTGACGATGCCGCCGACGGAATTGTTGCCGCTGCCCTCTCAGACAATACCGACAACAAAACCTACAATATAACAAAGTCACACAGTCATAGTTTACTCGACGCCGCAAATCTAGCTGTAAAAGTAGCAGGCAAAGGAGAAATCATTGTAGGCGAAAAAGATGCAGATTTCCCTAGTCGTGGAGCACTAAACATTGACGCTGCTCGTAGAGATTTTGGATTTGATCCGAAAGTATCTGTAGAAGAAGGATTTCAAATCTACTACGATTGGTTAAAAAACGATCCTTATTTTGGATCTTGACAATCACTAACAATGAAGTTATACTATTCTTATAGTAAATTTGTAGGAGAACGATTTTGAGTATGCACTTGGAAGGTCCGTGGCTGTCAACCACAGGCAAGAAAAAAGGTAAAAAGAAATTTGCTTCGGCTGAACACGCAAGAAAGGCTAGAGAGTTGGACGAATCCTGGAAAGCCCTGCAGAAAAAATGGGCTATTGATGCTGATAATAAAAAACGTGATCGAGGTCTATCCGCTCCTGTAATGAATCCAGTAGTGAATAAACCATTCATTCGAGATACAGGTCCAAAAATTCCTAGTTTAGATCCTACTAATATGGCGCCTTGTCTGAAAGCGCCAGATAAGGTTTATACAGGTACTGCTATCAAAGGTATTGGTACTATGCATAAATCTAATGCTGTCCCCATTTTTTCAGACGAAGAAGCAGTTGATATATCAAGGATGCGCCGATGACCGTACAAAGAATTTACGAATCAAAAATTTACAGAGAAGTTTTTGACTCACTATCTACATCTGAAAGACAGGATGCAGATTGGGGTTGGGATCGAAAAAATACAAAACGCTGGCCGCTTGAAGCTCAGGCTAGAATGGACAATTGGCTGACTGTAAGTGGTAGATTAAAATTCCTAAGGCAAAATTTGTCTAGGGCTTCAAATAGAGGAGAACATTCTCAAGAGATTAAGATTACTTTAGATGAAGTATATAAAGTGGGTGAATCTCAAAATTGGAAATGTGCCTTCACTGGAGTTGATCTAGAATTTGTTAGAGGCGGGACAAATTGGGGAGGCAAATGGTGTAATCCAAATAGCTGTACCATAGATAGGATTGATAGTTCAAAAGGTTATATTAAAGGTAATATACAACTCGTTACGTGGAAGGTTAATTGCATTAAGAGAGATCTTTCAGACGAGGAATTTGTTGGAATTTGCAAACAAGTTGCTAAAAATTGTCAAAAATAACCTGTTTTGTTACCGATATCCAAAAAATGAACTATATATTATACGTTTCGCAAAGAAACTAAGATAGTAGAACCGAAGTATGTCACAAGCTGAAAAGGTTCCGCGAGTCTTGGCCAAATGAGAAACCCGTGAGATTCGGGCGGTCAAGGCTCCAAAGGCACATAGGTTATGAGACTATGCGTCCAATGGAGACAACTACACGTATGTCAGGGTTCTTTTATTGAGCCTCGTGAAGTTAACTCCCTTAATGTAATGTTGTAGTAATACAACACCAAGTGAAAGGAGGACTTATGGAAAAGTCATTTAGATTAGTATCCCTATTTCTAGGGTTTTTAGTAGTATTTCTTTTGGTTCAAAATATTACACAAAAGAAATTCACTATGCTTAGAGAAGCTCAGGCTTACTCGTCACAAGACGTAATGTCTATCAAAGTTCGTGAACAACAATTACAATGTTTAGCCCAAAACATTTATCGTGAAGCAGGTTATGAGCCCTTCGAAGGTAAAGTTGCGGTTGCGCAGGTTACAATGAATAGAGTAGCCAAGGGAACATTCGGTAACGATGTCTGCGGAGTTGTTTATCAAAAAAATGTAATTATGGAAAAAGTTGTATGCCAATTCTCATGGGCCTGCGACTCAGCCGCAAAAACAAAACCGATGAACAAAGAAGCCTATGCAGAAAGTTATGCTGTAGCTAAAAAGGTTCTTTTAGAAAATTTTAGATTAGATGTAATGAAAGATGCTCTTTATTATCACGCTGCCTACGTTAATCCAAAATGGCCGCTTGAAAAGATCGGGCAAATTGGACAACACATTTTTTATCGTGGAAAGAAAGAGAAAGGTGAAAGTATATGATCACGCTACCGGAGTTTAACCTTGAAAAATTTAAAACCTCTATTAATGAAAAAATCTCAAACGTATCAGCAGAGACTTTTGGTTGGTTGGCTATTGTCCTTCTACACTCTGCTACAATACCTAGCCTGTTAGCAGTTATGGCTGGCCTTACTGATCGTATGCCAGCTGTAGATTT